CTAAAAGTAAAGTGAAGAATTTAGGTAAATCTAACAATGAACCAGTTAAAATAGATTTAACTAAACCTGAAGCACAAGGTGAAGTAATACCTGAAGTTACTAAAGTTGATTTAACAAAAAAACCAGAAGAAGATGCCGTTCAAGAGCGAAAAACAGAAGAAGTACCTGTGGTTGAAACATCCGGAGATAGCAAAAAAGTGGACGAAGAAGTACGGGTCGACAATACAGATGCTAAAGAAGAATCTCCGATCCAAATAATAGAAGAAATAGTTGAATCAAAAGAAGAACCAAAAAAAGAAATTGTAAAAGAACAAGTTGTAGAGCCACCTAAATTACCAGAAAACGTAGATAAACTAGTGAAGTTTATGGAAGAAACTGGTGGTACGGTTGAAGATTATGTAGAATTAAATAAAGATTATTCTAAATTAAACAACGATCAACTTTTAAAAGAATATTTAAGAAAAACAAAACCTCATTTAGACTCTGAAGATATTAATCTTATAATGGAAGATTATAAATATGATGAAGAATTAGATGAGCAAAAAGACATACGAAGAAAAAAGTTAGCTTATAAAGAAGCAGTTGCTGGAGCTAAGCAAGATTTAGAGAAAAGAAAAACCCAGTACTATGCTGAAATAAAGCAAAGACCTGGTGTTACTCAAGATCAGCAAAAAGCAATGGACTTTTTTAATCGTCACAATAAACAGCAAGAAACTATAAAGCAAACTCAAGAGGATTTTAAAAATCGTACTGATAACTTATTTAACACTGATTTCAAAGGTTTTGATTATAATGTGGGAGATAAAAGGTTTAGGTATAAAGTTCAAGATCCGAGTAAGATAGCTCAAACTCAATCCGATATTTCTAATTTTGTAAATAAATATTTAGACAAAGATGGAAAAATTGGTGACACAGCCGGTTATCATAAAGCTTTATATGCTGCGATGAATGCTGATAAACTCGCCTCTCATTTTTATGAGCAAGGTAAAGCAGATGGTGTTAAAACCATTGTACAGAAATCTAAAAATCCAAGCGTGGATGCACCAAGGCAAGTTGCAGGTGGGGACGTTTATGTAGGTGGTTTCAAGGTTAAAGCTGTTAGTGGAGCAGATTCATCAAAATTGAAAATCAAAAAACGAACATTTAACAATTAAAATTTAAAAAAAATGGCTTTATCCCCACAGTTTGGGTCGTTAGTACCTTCCCAATCTCAACAAGCATTAGCTACTAATTATTTGCAATGGACAAATAATGGTGCAGGTGCTGGTATTCCAGCGAATTTCGCAGATTTTGCTCAGCAATATCTACCTGAAATTTACGAACAAGAAGTAGAAAGATATGGTAACAGAACGTTATCTGGTTTCTTAAGAATGGTCGGTGCTGAATTACCAATGACAAGTGACCAAGTAATCTGGTCAGAACAAAATAGATTACATATTGCATATGATGGACTTACACCTACATACCTTGGAAATAACATTATTAACTGGACAGGTACTCCTGCCGGTGTTGTTAACGTTATATCTCCAGGAGCAACGGTAGTAGTAATGGATGACTTCGGAAACGATGTTAAATGTTACGTTTCTGCTTCTACTCCAGGTGCTGCCGGTGTTGGTACAATTACAGCTTTACCTTATACTGCTGCAACTATTGCTGCTGCTGGTTTAGTAGGTTTAGTAAAAGTATTTGTATACGGTTCTGAATACGCAAAAGGATCAACAACTCCTAACAATACGTCTGCAGCTGGTGTTGCGGCTAACGGTTATGTTAGTGTTACTCCTTCATTTACTCAATTTTCAAACAACCCTCTTATCATTAGAAATAAATATACTGTAAACGGTTCTGACACTGCTCAGATCGGTTGGGTAGAAGTTTCTACTGAAGATGGAACAGGTGGTTACTTATGGTACCTAAAAGCTGAGTCTGAAACAAGACTTAGATTTGAGGATTATCTAGAAATGATGTGTGTTGAAGGTGAAATCGCTGCTGCTGCTTCTGGAGCTCTAGGTAACGGACAAATAGGATCGCAAGGTTTATTTGCCGCTATTCAAGCAAGAGGTAATGTACAGGTTGGATTTGCTGCTGCTGCAGGTATTAGTGACTTTGATGATATTCTTAGAAACTTAGATACTCAAGGAGCAATTGAAGAAAACATGTTATTCTTAGACAGACAAACAGCTTTAGATTTTGATGATATGCTTGCCGCAATTTCATCTGGATCTTCAGGTGGTACTGCTTATGGATTATTTGAAAACTCAGAAGAAATGGCATTAAACTTAGGTTTTAGCGGTTTCAGAAGAGGTTCTTATGATTTCTACAAGACTGACTGGAAATACCTTAATGACGCTTCAACTCGTGGTGCTATGACTGGACCAAACTCTATTGAAGGAGTTTTAGTTCCTGCTGGTACTACAACTGTTTACGATCAAATTTTAGGAACTAACATCAGAAGACCTTTCTTACATGTAAGATATAGAGCTTCTCAATCAGATGATAGAAGAATGAAATCTTGGTTAACAGGTTCTGTTGGTGGTGCATTTACTAGTGATCTTGATGCAATGGAAGTAAACTTCCTTTCAGAAAGATGTTTAGTA